AACATATTTCAAAAGGGAAATATAAATTTGCATTGCGTGATACATCACCTGAATACGAAGAAATGTGCAAACACTTTTCTGTATTAAGCAAAGAAACAACCGTAGATGCAGCAGGAAACTCGGTTTATAAGTGGAATGCACCAGACGGCGTTGCTGATCACTTTGCTCATGCATTCTTGTATATGACAATCGCTCAATGGCGGCTTGATTCGACTACTCCACGTTTTGGCGTGTATTATGCCGACCAAGTACAGCAAAAAGCAGAACGACAAGAATTTGACGATTTTGAACAAGGAAATGAAAGTAATAAAACATGGCTTGAATACTAATGCGTAACTAACAATAGGGGGTGCTTTAATGAATAATCCATTTACCGAACTTTCTTCTCAAACAATCGGCGGAGCGAGTGATTCAAAACTTACACAACTTGACCAATCAGATGCTGATAAAGCAAAAGCAGAGAAGGTTCAACAACGTTTTTCATATGCAAGAACGTATAAACAACCAACTTTTGAAAAATGGAAAAATAATATCAAGATTTATACAGGCGACCATTGGAACAAAAAAATGGCTTCATGGAAGGCTAAATCAAGCATTCGATTGGCCTATTCTTTGGTTGAATCGACATTGCCACTTATGACCGATAGACCGCCTGAAATTCTTGTTCGACCTCAATTAGAGGAAGATATTGAAAAAGCAATTCAAGTAAAAAATAGCATTGATTACTTATGGGAATTTGATAATTTACAAGAAAAATACGTGGAAGTTGTTCGTGATCAACTTGTGTTGGGTACAGGTATCCTAAAATCCACATTTGACCCAACTCTATTAAATGGAGCTGGCGAAGTGTGCACTCATGTTGTTGACCCGTTCGATATTTTTCCTGACCCGAATGCAACTCGTCCTGATGAATTGGAGTGGGTGATTCATCGAAGCCGAAAATCGCTCCGTAAAATTAAAATGGAGTACGGAAAAGATGTGCAAAGTGATTCGCAATATAACGCTTCTGATGATATTCGAAATTCTATCATTAAAGACAATAACCGTTCAGACGGCGTTGCTACGGTACTTGAATATTGGTTTTATGATGATAACGGAAAAGTGAATATATGGACCGTTGCAAATGGTGTGTTTTTAGAAGCAAAAGTTTCACCATATGAACATAACCGCTTACCATTTTTATGGTTTTATAACGTGAAATTAAACGGCAGCTTCTGGGGAATTTCTGACGTGGAAACCATTGCTGATTTGCAATTGGAAGCAAATAAATTGCGTTCGATTACTATGGATAATTTATTGGCAACCCAAAATACCGTTTGGCTTGTGGATAAAACAGCAGGTATCAAGAAGAACCAAATCACCAACGAACCAGGTGCCATTATCGAGAAAAACCCAGGCGGAAACGTGGAAAGAATGCCACCAGCACCATTCCCGCAAATTGTTCCGCAACAACTTGAACAAACCCGCAAAGATATGGAATATGTGGTTGGGGTGTTTGACGTAACAAAAGGGCAAATCAATTCTTCTGTAACGGCAGCTTCCGCGATTCAAGCTCTCACAGAAAATAGTCAGACGAGGATCCGTGCAAAACTTCGTAATTCCGAGTTTGCCGTGAAACATTTAGCTGAACTTTGGATTTCAATGATTTCTCAATTTTGGACAGAACCGCGAATTGTCCGTTTAACGGGAAAAGACCATGCCTATAAATTTATGACCTTTAATGCCATGGACCTACGTCAACCTGACCCGTCCATGCTACAACCAAATCCAATAACTGGCCAAATGCACGTTCCACCTGAAAATATGGACCCAGCAACTGGACGACCAAATGTAGAACTTATCACGCAATTTGATGTGAAAATTACATCAGGTTCTTCAATGCTGATGAATAAATCGGCAAAATACCAGCAAAACCTTGAATTGTATCAGGCATCGGCTCTTGATATTGAAACACTTCTTGCTTCTGCTGAAGTAGGCGACCCGAAAGAGATTATCGGACGTTTGATTAAATACGGCGTGATGAAAGACCCGCAAGCTCCTTCTATTGATATCAAACAAATCTTACAAGGACTTGGCATTAAAACTTCACTTACTGTTTCTGATCCTGCTACGGTTCAACAAATGCTTGATAATGTAGGGCAACAATTGCAGCAAATGAATCAACAAATTCAACAGGATGCGAATAACATGGCAAACCCTGTAGGACTTGGTGAAAATCCTGCGATGCAAAACCCACAAGAAGAACAAGCAGAAGGACAGCAAATGTTACCGCAAAACGGTCAAATTCCTATCACAAATTTAGGAATGAACAATATGCCTGGAATGCGTTAAAAAATAAAAAAATCAGGGTAAATTTAAAACATTTATCCTGATTAGTATTATTTCCATAATATTATGATACGAAACACGACCAAGCAACAACAAAAAGCCCCGTTTTGGAAAGTGGTGCGTAAGCACCTCCTCATTTCCTCCAATGGACTTGAAATGTGGAAAACGTTTGGCTTATTTGTTCATGGCAGTCGACATGGGGGGTATATATAAATGTTTAAAATTAAAAATTTCCATCCATTCATGCAAGCGGACGGTGCAGAAGGTGGATACATGGTAAGCCCAGAACAATTTGCAAGTGCGTATGCAGGAGAATCCGACCCAGTAGTAGATAGCGAACCTGTTCAAGAAGAAGCCGATACATATGAGCAAAACTCTGAGGAGCCAACAATTGAAGAAGCACAACCTAATCTTTTTGATTTAGGAGAACATGGACAAGTAACCATGGAAGACATTTTGGCATGGAAAAACGGGCACATGATGCAATCGGACTATAGCCGAAAAACGCAAGAATTGGCTCGCCAACGTGATGAAATGCAAAGAGAATTTCAAACCCAACAACAAAAATTCCAAGAAGAAAACCAAGCCTACTTACAGTTAGGTCAACTATTAGATACAAACCCGCACCTCGCGGAAGAGTTTGGACAATTGCTACACACATACTTTAATGGAAATGTGCCACAATTAAAGCCCGTTGCCACGCAGCAACCGCAACAAGTTGATATTTCACAAGATCCAAAATTTCAGGAAATGCAGCAATTCGTCCAGCAAATGCAGGAACAACAAACACGTCAACAAATCGAATCAGAATGGAATACTTTATTCGCAAAATTCCCTGATGCTAAAGACCCTCAAATGCAACAACAATTAGCAAAAACGGCAGACGAGAACGGTATCAATTTGGAAATGGCGTATAAATTCCTAAACTTCGATAAAGTTGCACAAAAAACCGCCACAGAAATGGCAAAAACCCAAAAAATGAAGCAGGTCGCTAAGACTGTAACGCCTTCAAACGCAACAGGTGGACAAGTTGATTCCAACAATGTCGTGCCTAAATCGTTTAAGGAAATCCCAGCTTTACTTGAAAGCATGGGGATTGATTTCTTTAAATCCTAATTAACCACTCTGAAGGGGGAACTCACAAATGGCAAATACAATTAACTATACTGAATTAGATGCGGTTACTAACCGACTGTATCTTCCAGCACTTGTGTCACAATTGTGGCTTACGGATCCTATTCTTAATAAACTTAAGGATACGAAAAAATCGTCCAGCGGCGGTACAAAAATCACTGTTGGTATCAAAACGGATATTCTAAACGGTGGTGCTTATAAGCCTTACAATAACGGAGCAAACAAATTCAACATCGCTGAAAGAAGCACGTTGACTGCGGTTGACTACGAGATTCGCGGATTATACGCCAACCTCACAATGGACAACTACATTGACAGCTTAAACAGCGGAAACAACGCAATGCATAACATCTTGGAAGAAAGAATGACTGGACTTCAAGAAACCATGCAAGACCAGTTGCTTCAATCGCTTTACAAAATTGATGACGGTTCGCACTTTGTAGGACTTGTTGATGCAATCGACAACAACAACATCTATGCTGGTCTTGACCGTACAATAGCAGCAAATGCTTTCTGGAAATCATATGTTGTTGAAGATACTGGTTCTGGTGCTATTACACTTGATATGCCAAAACTTCAATCGTTCTTCATGAACGTAACTCGTGGCGGAGCAGATGCTCAGAAACTTGTTTTCGTTTGCGACTACGGCACATTTGGAAAAATCCACAGCTTGTTAATGGCACAAAATCATATAGTAACTCGCTCGGAAACTGAGGCTAACCTCGGATTCTCGAACATAGAGCTTTTTGGGAAACCCGTTTTCGCTTCCAGCTACTTAGAGAGTGTTGCTAAAACAACTGGACAAGGCGTATTGTATGCAGTCAATTTCTCATACTTTGAATTACGTACACTTTCTGGACGTGATTTCTATTTCACAAAATTCAAAGAAGCACAAGATACTGATGCAGTAGTGAAACAGCTCTTGCTTCAAGGTAACTTCGTATCAACTAAACCTTCTGCTCTTGGACGTATTTCAAACATTAATCTTGCCTAGTTAATGGATTAGGGCGGGTGAGTTATTTAAACTCGCTCGCCCTTTATTTTTTCACCAGAACTCCAAAAGGCAGTTCTGGAAAACGCGGTTCTACTAATAAATGATTTTACTAATATAAATATATTACTTCGTAATATATTGGCATGATGAAAGGAGTACGACAATGAAATTTGAAATTCATATATTCCATAATCAAGATTTAGTAAAGGTTGTAAACCTTTCAGAGGAATCTTTTCATTATAAAAACCCAACCAATGAAGTTTTGATCGAACCTAAGCAATCAAAAGCAATCAAAAAAGGTTTGGCTCAATACCTCTTTGGAAATTGGGAAAAGAAAGATGAAATCGAAGAAATCACTCGTAGAAAGAATCAAAATATCACTCATTTTGAAACAACAATTGTTCTTCACGAAAAAGAAGAAAAAATAGTCATTGAAGAAAAAGAAACAGAACAAATAGCAAAAATACGACCAGAATTTGCTGATATTTCGATTTCTGAAGAAAATGATGAAGAAGTACCTTCGGACGAAAATAAAACAGAAAAACTTTGCATTGCAATGACTAAATCAGGTAAACCATGCAAAGGAAAAGCACAAATTGGCGATTATTGCTTAGTTCACAAACCATAGAGGGGGGATAAGTAAATGGCTAAAAAATGGACACTTGCAGACTATCGTTATGCCCTTCGTTTAAAATTGGATGAATTGGAATCGGATTTTTATACGGACGATGAATTAAATAACTATATCAACGAAGCAATTGGTGATATGGCAGTAGAACTTCAAATCGAAGAAACAAAAACGGTTCAATTGAATGATCAAAATTCAATTGATTACTCCGATTTGTTCGTAGATGCAAACGGAGAAGTGAACATTCTCCAATTAAAAGGCGTATTTATTGACGGTCTTAAACTTCCACAAGGAAGACTTGAAGATAAATATCGTGAAATTATGATTTTTACGCTTTTCGGAAATAAAATGCTTTTTGGACAAAAAATAACGGGAACGTTAGATGTATACTATCATCGTATGCCTGCTTATATGGAGAATGATACAGATACAACGGATGTACCTGTTCAATATCAAGCAATTCCTCTTTTATACGCTATGGCGGAGTGCAAACGAAAAGAAGCCGATGAAAACCTTTCAGACGGCATTATGATGAACTATATGCGACTAAAAGCAGAAATGCAGCAAGAAATTGAACAAAAAGATACAAACGACTTCCAACAATCGGTGAATATTTCCTACCTACACAACTCAAATGGCAATATCTATAATGACCATTATCTTAAGGGGTGGGAATAATGCCAAAAGAAGATTTGTATCAGGTTTATGATTTTTCAGGGGGGCTGAATAACAAATTCACCCCTCATTACCTGCAAGACAATGAATGCTCTGATATTTTAAATATGGAATTTGACACAAGAGGGGCCATTCATAAACGGGGCGGATTAGTCGTTTACACAAATTACCCTTCAAAAGCGGGCGTTTCGGTTTTGCAAATCTTCCGTTTTGGTCGACTTGACGGCACGAAAGAATTACTTGTATTCTTCTCGGACGGAACGATTAAGGGCGTAAATGCCGTTGAATCCTACACTATAACCCTTAAAAAATCAGACGGCACCAATTACGGAAACCATTCAGGAACCAAGCAATTTGGCATCTACATTTTCCAAGATATTTGTTATTTCGGAAACAGTATAGATGGGTGGTTTAAATTCCCTGGAAAAGCTTCTGGTGTTTACAATGCTACTGCCGTTGATACGATTCCAAAATGCGATTATGGGCTTATTCGAAACAATCGTGCATTTTACTCGGGAGATCCAACAGCGAAAGATTCCGTTTATTTTTCCCAAGTTGCGGACGTTGCCAACATTAACCTGATGATGAACAACAAAATCTATGGCGGTGATACGACAACAGGCGGCGGCGGACAAATTCGTTTTCCGTCAAGTCCTGATATTGAAATTACGGGAATTGCCAGTTTTCAGGACGCGTTAATTGTCTTTAAACGGAATTCGGCGTTTGCTTTGACGGGTACCATTCCTGAATCGGATTTTGCGGTGAAACAATTAAACGTTGCTACGGGGTGCGTTTCGGGTCTTTCTATTGTAAATGCGGACAATGTGCTGTATTACATGGGAAATGACGGGTTATATCGTCTTCAAAGTCCATTTCAAGGACAAATTGAGAGTGTGCCAGTATCGGATAAAATTAAGCCTGAAATGGATTCAATGGTTGATAAAACAGTTGTACATACACAGTTTTTTAAAAATAAATTGTATGTATTTGACCCGAATGCGAAAACACTTGTTTTTGATACGTTGCTTCAGGCATGGTCTAAATATGACCTGAAAATGACCGCTTCTATGGTGGATTTGAAAAACGATCACTTGGTTATGGGAAATACGACAGGTTATGTATACTACATTGACCCAACGAAAAAGAGAGACCAAATCGACTTTTCAACGAATGCACCTATCAATGGAATCTTTTCAACGAAATACTTTAATTTCTCCCTTCCTGCGATTACAAAGCGTTTTCGTTATGCACTCATTGCTTTTCGTCCTGATGATGTTTCAACCAATACGCACCAAGTTACGCTTGAAATTGATTATAAACTTAGTTACAAGCAATTAAATGTTCTTTATGATTCACTTACCTATGGAAGTGATAATTGGAGTACAGACCCTGATGCAAATGGTGGAACACACCCTGTTTATTGGGGTTCGATGAAAGATGAAATGACAAAAGTTCTTCGTTTTTCAGGAACGGGAAAAAACATTCGCTTAACGTTTTCAAACAACGTATTAGACGAAGAATTAGAGATTCATGGAATTACCTTTGGATTTATTAAAACAGCAAAAGTGAGATAAGGGGGTTTTTATATGCCTAAAATTACGCAAAAGTTCACGTATATAAATGGACAAATTGCAGATGCTTCAAAACTCAATCAAGATATTGCACAACTTGTTTCTACGGTAAATGCTTTAGACGGTACAAACATTGTGAATAGTTCTCTTGGCAAAAATCATTTAAACTTCTTTGTATCAAGCAATTGGCTCGATTATGCAGACAATGAAGCAACGATCACTTCGGCACCTGCCGACCCAACAAAAGCAGGTTCGGTTATTGTTGCTCTTGCAGAAAAATCATTGTGGCTTTATTCAACTCTTGGAATTCCCCAAAAAATAGCGGGAGCACTACCAGCCATGACCCACAATGAACTAACAAGCCGTGATGCGGCGGATTCTCACCCGATATCGGCAATTACCAACTTGCAAACCACGATTGACGGAATTAACACCAGTATTTCCACAAAAGAAAAAGGAATCACAAAAGCAAGTTCAGGACCAGCAAGCCCTGTTTTAAATGATTTGTGGCTGGATACTTCTGTATTTCCTCACAAACTTAAAAAATGGGATGGCGGAAGTTGGATACTTTGTACACCTGTTGTTGCATCAGATATCAACGCAGAAAAGGCAATGACAAAATCCACGGTTCAACCTTCAAATGCAGCCGTTAATGATTTGTGGCTGGATACTTCGGTTGTGCCGAATCGTTTAAAGAAATATGACGGGGCTCAATGGTTAAATTGTTCTGCTACAACGTATACAGATGTTGGGGCACAAAAACCGATCACTATTGCTTCCGTTGCACCTTCTTCACCCGTTGCAAATGATTTATGGCTTGATACATCAGCCCTTCCATATGTTTTAAAACGTTGGAGTGGCGTTGCTTGGGGTTCTGCGAGCATTTATGCAGCTTCACAGGTGCCAATCTCTGATGCTGGAAATATCATTACAGCAACAAACGTTGAAACGGCTCTGCAAGAGTTGGCAGCGTATAAAAAGCCTTCGGGATTTGAAGTTACCATGTCGTTAGATCAAACGGTTGCGACTTCTTCCACTTCGGTAAAAGCAAACTTTGATACCGTTGCATATGATAATAAATCAGAATGGGATGCAACTAATAAAGTATTTGTATCAGCTGCTGGCGGCGTTTATTCAGTCAATGTCGGAATGCTTGTATCTTCTACGGCAGCAGGCTCGATTCGTTATGAAATTATTAAAGTTGCAGTTGGTGGAGCGGAAACGTCCTATGGAATTATGATTAACTGGCATGGTGGACAAGCCTTTTTCCTACAACACGCTCAAAAACACATTAAACTTGCAGCAGGCGAGAAAATGTATGTAAAGTTCCGTTATGAGGGTGGTACAGGAAATGCAACCATTTCAAAAGATCCAACCTATACACAGTTTAGTGCAATTCGCGTTTCAGACTAATGTTCGGGGGCAACAGCCCCCTTCTAATTAGTATTATTTGTATAATATTATGTAAAGAGGAGTGATAAAATGGCAACTTTTCAAGACGGCGGAATGAACTCTGCCAATTATGCAAAAACACTTCAAGCAAAATTTAATACAGGTACAACGGGCGATAAAATGCAAGTTGCGGCACAAGTGATGCCTAATTATCAACGTTCACTTCCACAAATTACACCGAAAGCACCTATCGGACAAAACCCGCAAATGCACGCATTAACCGTTCAACCGCAAGTAAATCCAGGAATGGTTCATGCACTCAACACGCAACAACCGCAAATGCATGCCTTAACTACACCAACAAGTACCGTGCAAACCTTTGACACGCCTAAATATAGCTCTACTATTCCTACGACACCACAAGTTGCACCTGGTCAACCAACAACAACCGCTACACAACAAGTCGTAGCAAATGGACCCGTTGCAAGTGCTCAACCTATGGTGCGTGTTGGTTCGAACGGGGATTCGGTGAAACTATTGCAACAAAAATTAGGCATTACCGCAGACGGAATTTTCGGACCACAAACACAAGCGGCGGTTCGGAATTATCAGGCTTCACATGGCCTTTCAGTGGACGGAATTGTCGGGCAACAAACATGGGGGGCACTTTTAGGAAATGCAGGGAGTGGACAACAGGCAGCTACGCCGACACAAGCAACACCTGCTTCTAATGACCCATATGCACTTCCTACTCTTGATAACTTAGGAAATCAAGCTGAAAACTACGCAAAGGGTATTTATGATGCGGCGAAAAACCAGGCCAATCAACAAATTGACTTTTACAAATCAAAAATTGACCAATTAATGAGTGATTCGCAAATATCGGATAAAGTGAAAAACGACATGGCGTTAAAGTACGCTTCCGCGATTACCGACCTTCAAACGGGCGTAAATGAAGCAAAGCGAAATTATGATCTTGCAGCTTCGCAAGCACAAAATGAATACACAAAAAATTTAGGTTCTCTGAAAAATGATGCTACACAACAAGAAGCAAATAATTTAGAAAACATGGCAGCAAGGGGATTGTACAATTCCACAATATTAGATAATGTAAGACAAAACATTCAGAAAAATTACGGACAAAATCAAACGTCCTTAATGAATCAATTGGCTCAAACGAATGCAACAAACAATACAAACTGGCTCAATGCACAGGATAAATACAATTTAGGACTTTCTAATTTGGATTTCCAACGCGGCATTGAATCACAACAAGAAACGAACGATTTGACGACTTCTCGAAACAATTCCAGAAGTGATTACGAGCAGCAGCTTAATAATCAAACATCGAACCTAAATCAGGCGTATGCGGACTATATTCGAAATAAAGATTCAAAATATCAAGATTTACTTGAACAATTGCGAAAAGATAAATTGAACCTCGACCAATTCGGTTTAGATAAATCGAAACTTGAATATCAAAAACAAAATGATGCCGCAAATCGCCAACATGACATTGATATGCAAAACCTTAAGTATCAATTGGAAGCAAAACTTGCAGCATCGAAGCCAAGTTACAGCGGAGGATATAGTTCATATTCACCTTCTTCCAGTACAAAATCAACAAATTCGACAACTTCCGCTTCAGGGGCTCAAAACGCGAATAAATTAGCTTTAGGACAAGGACCGATTACAGATAAGTATGCCGATAAAATTGCAGGTTATAACCAAACGCCGACATTTGAACAACAAATGTTTAACCGTTTAAATCCTGGTAAATTACCAAGTCAGCAGTTTAGTTCTTACCAACAATATATGAACGATAGAAAGTTTTAACGACTAAAAAGGGGGCTTTTACATGGCGAGTTGGAGAAGTGCAGTAGACGATTATGTACGTCGTCGTAAAATGCAAGATGCAGGAATTCAAAATTATGACGACCCAAACGTGAATGCATTAGACTATCAACCACTTGCAGACGCTCGAGTAAGAAATAAAATTGACGATGCAACGGTGAGGAAGTTTACCGACCCTTCCTCGCCTGCAAAGTCCTCTACGTCTACAAGTTCGTATTCGATTTTTGACAATGCAACGGACGGTCAAAATGACACATCCAAAACGGATTTTACACAACAAAAGCAACAACAACAAGCACAACAAAAACCTGACTGGTCGCAAATGACCGCTGAAGAAAAGAACATGGACCCTGCGTACCAGAAGTATAAACGGGATTTTATTCAAGCAAAACTAAATGACAACCCAAATACCGTTTCACCACAAGAAAAACAATTTTTACTTGGGTATAATTACAATGTTCCTGAACAATCTCTTACATCGGAAGAAAAACAAGCGTATTACAAACAGCAAGAAGTGGATCATGCGAAGTTTATGCAAGATTACATTAAAAGTACGAATCCAACGGCTGCACCTGACCAACCGAATACTTATTTTTATGATACAAATCTTGAACCTGCACGCGTAAACGGAGACCCTGCTTTTAAGGGTACCTATTTCTTGAAACAAGATTTAGACCAAGTTCGTGCACAAGATATTGAAACACTTAAACAAAATGGCATTCAGAACGTTATGGCGTACTATAACGGAAAAGTGGTGCAAATGCCAATTGATGAAGCTCATATGTATACCAATAGCGATATGTTTAGAGAAGGGTTTAATAACAAAAACCAAGGCTATTGGAAAACACTCGGACAAAACCTATGGGGTAAAGTTCAAGGGGTCGGAAACCTTCTCGGTGGTGAATTGGTTCAAGGTGCCTTTGATACAGCCATTCAAGCCAATAAAAACGCTGATTTGATGAATTCGATGCCAAACGGAAAAGGGATTGAAGACCCTAATTATAAAAACGAATTTGGCGTTGGTGCTCAAGGTGTTGCGGATACAGCCGTAAAAGGGTGGCACCAATTGTTTGGAAGTCATCAAGATGTTTTAAATGATGAACAAAAAGGAACTGATTCAACATTTTTTAACGTATTAAATAGCTATGGTTGGGACCCAACGAAAAAAGCGGACCCTTCTGCTGCTGAATTATTTGCATATGGTGCTCTTGGAACAGCAGGGGAGTTAGGTGCTAACTTAATCGGACCTGGTGAAATGCCTGCAAAAATCCTTGGAAAAGGCGGACAAATTGCGGGTGTTGTTGATCCAGCAATTGCCCAAAAAGCCATTGCCAACAACCTATTACATGACATCGGATACGCCGATAAAAACGGAAATATTTACTCGCACGTAGACATGAATAACCCAGACGTTCAACGTCATATGGACATTATTAACCGTGCCGCACAAGATTACGCATTACGCGGACAAACAAGCGGAGATGCCCTGCAAGCCATTCAAGATACCAAATATAACGAATTAGCGGACGCGAATGCTCCAAAAAGTGCCGAACAAGCTCGTGTTGAACAAAACCTTGCAGCCGCAAAGCAAGCCAAGCAAAATGTTGACTGGAAAAACTTCTTGGCACAAGCACAAACAAAAGCTGCACAAGAATCAAGCCTTGTTGACGAAGTGGCAAATGCTCGCCGTGATAATTTCAACTATCAACCAACCAACAACGACCTTAATGCCGTTGATGATATATTTGCCCAAAATAACCTTGCTCCACAAGTTCAACCGCTTATTCCTACGGAACAGCCAAGAATGTTTACGAATGATGCAGCACCTGCTGCACCACAAAGTGGATTTGGTGAATTTACGCCGATAAAAGGAAGTCCAAAACCACGTTATGGACAAAGTGAACTTAATTTCCCAGATGAAATTTCAAAGTATTTATATTCGGTTCGTGACGGGAAGACGTTATCGGCAGCTGACGGAAAAATGATGGACGCGTTAAAGACGTACTTTAATGGCCAATTAACGGACGGACAAATTCGGGCATTGGGCGGACAAATTAAGGATGCCATTAAGCCACTTGGAAAAGGCAAACCAACGAATATTACGGTTCCTGATATTTCAAACGGGGATTGGAGAAGTTTAATCGGAGCAAAACCTGCAGAAATCACGCCAAAAGCACCGCTTCAAAACGTGGATAATGCGTTACAACAAGCGGCAAAAGATGCACAAATTAAAAAGCAAGCCGATCAAGTTGTTCCGGTTGATAATATGCATGGTGATTTGTCGGAAGAAGAATTGTCGGCATTGGAAGATGATGCAGCGGAAACGATGAGTCCTTCGGCTGCAAAAACGTATCAGGAACAACATACACAAGGGCAACTTGATAGAATGGAAGCCTACGTTAAAGAAAAGGGCGGTTTAACTCCTGAAGAACAAGCTCATTATGATGAAAAAACAATGAGATTGGCACGTGGTTACGCAATCAATAAAATTGCCAACAACTACATGAAGTCCAGAAAAGCAGCAGAAGAAATGGTTAATAATGGTTTGGTTCCAGAAGAAGAACTTCAGGCTGCAATTAAAGATAGTTTGAGAGAAGCTCGTGGAGATGCTTTCGGATATTTTAAAAGTGAGAATGAAGCCCGAATTGCTGTTCGTAAAATTCAAGAACAAGGCGGAAAACTCGATGATACGGTTCTTTCACAAATTGCAAAAGAAAATACTATGTCATTGAAAAAACTTAAAGAAGTTTTAAGTGCCCCTGTTCCTAAAACAGCAACTCCGCAAAAGGCAGACGTTCCAACAATCAATTCCATTGACGACCCGAATTTCACGAAGTTCGTCAACGAAATTGACCCTAAACTTTCCGATGAAATTTACAACGAAGCAGAAGCACGTATGAAAGCAAACCCTGAATATGTCCATTCAAAAGACAATAACGATATTATTTTGAATAATATTTTGGATATTGCAAAAGAACGCGGAATGATAAAGGGTGCGGAGCCTGCGGCGGCTATGCCAAAAGAACTTGACCCTAAAATTAAAGAAGCAATTAAGGGTTTAGATGAGGAAACACAACAACGAGTTATTGATGCTTTTACAGCTGATGATACAGCTCATCCTATTGTTAATGGTAAAGATTTATCTAAATTAGGAAACTTCTCAAACGACTGGGAGCGTTCAAAATTTGTTTCTAATTTAGGTTTTCGTGCTTTTGAAAAATTAACAAAGGCTGAACGAAAAGGTTTTACAGGTGGACCGAGCGTTGGATTTGATGAGAAAACTGGAGAATTGACAAGTACCGTATTAGGAGATTTAGGCTCAAGTGGATACGGTTCAAAATTCAAAATTGATGTGAGTAATAAAACTCCTGAACAAATAACAGACGAACTTGTTAATGCATATAAACATATTACGGCTTCTGACCAATACTTGATGAAGAAAATTCAACCGATTTTAAAAGAAAAAGGCATTGTCGAAAATAAAGTAGAAATCGGTAGGGTTATGAAAGAATTCCAAAAACTCGCCGAAATTGAAAAGAAAACTCCAGAGTATATTTCAAAGTTCGGAAAGCGTTATGTTGGTGATGATCATCGCGATTTTGCTACATATCATGATGCAATTAACCCTGAAAATCCTGCTAAACTCGAAGCACCCAAAACCGAACCTGTAAAGCAGCCAGCGGCTTCCGCTAAGGATACTTTAACAGAAGGTATGCACAATTTCCTTAGCAAAAACGGTAAATATGACAGTTTGGACCGTAAAGAATCAAGTTTAAGTATTATTCTTGACGACATTAAAGCAGCACGAAATGGTGGTTCTAAACATTATGCTTTACCTAAAAATGTTGTGGATAAACTTGCGGCTATGCCTGATTCCGAAGTTCTTTCAAAACTTGAAAAAGCAACAAATGAAATTCCAGGCTATCATGACGAAGCATTTAGAAAACTTGATCACCCAAACTATACGGAATTCTTTGTCGATGAAGTTGCGAAAAAGTTAGGAAATGAAACAAAACCTGTTTCTAAAGGAAAAACCGTCAAAGAAATCTTACAACCTGAAAGCAAACCTGCACCAACCGTCAAAACCATATTGCAACCACAAACGCCGAAAAATCCTGTTCTCGACCAATTATTCACAAGCGAACCGATAACGAACGTAAAAACGCCGACTATTGGAAAAACGCCTGAAATGATCGCAAAAGAAATGGCAGCACGTGAAGGGTCAAAACTGGATAAACAAATCAGTGACCTTACAAACGAACTAAACGGACACACATCAATGAGCGACATTGACAAAGAACTCTACATCAAAGAAATGCTCGATAAAGACAAGGCATTGCGTGAGCAAATTTTACCTGGCATTATGGGTCCAATTGTGCAAAAAGGCGGTCTTGGACTTCAAACGCCACTTGGCAATATTCCGCTTGTATCAAGTGAGAAATTGAACGGTTTATCTCGTGCTTTGGGCGTTACAAAAGCTAAAGATAAAATTGGAAATTCAAAACCTGTTGAAGCGTTTAATAAACTCTTTAATAACTTTGGCGGCGTAGGCGATAAGATGAAAAACCTTATCTATGAAACCGAAGGAAAGATTTCTTCAGGACAAGCAAAAGCACGTAAAGACATTTTGTCCATTGCAAAAGACATGGAAGATAAGGGCATAAAACTGACGGAACCTGAAATTGAACAAGCAGCATTTGCATGGGCTCGTCCGAATGAGTATCAAATGCCTGAAAAATTTGCGAACCACATCGAACAATTGAAATCATACGGTGGTCAATCCTATCCACGTGAACAAAAGCTATTAAAAGCACTTGGAAAAGACCTCGCGTATAAGGATAACTACTTAATGGGTCAATATCCTGACGAACTTGCAAACATGGTAAGTCATGATCCACGCGGTGGAATCAATCAACGTTATATGCAAAGTAAAATGTACAAAGACGTTGTAGAAGCGAAACAAAAAGGGGCAAATCCTGAAACAAACCTTTTTGAACTTCTTTGGAAACGTGAGCATGATTCACATGAAATTTCGGCGAAACTTGAACTTCAAAAGAAGGTTGATGAATTGCAAGCAATGAATCCTCAAATCTTCTCACAGAAAGACATGGAATTTTTCAACCGTTACTTAAATTCCGGTGGATATAAACCTTCTGATGCTGCCATTCCTAAAGCAATCCGAAGCGTAAATAACCTTTGGAAAACTGCCCAAATGACAGCTGCACCGTTTTTGGGTACCATTGGACGAAATATTTTCGGGGGTACGGAAGCAAATGCATTGCGTGGAACAAATATCGGGAAAACAGCGAAAGAATTAGCAACGGGCATTGGTCCTAAAAATCCCGAAAAGATGATTCAAGTTGGCGGTCATGAAATGACACAAGCGGAATATGAGGATTTGGCAGCACGTTATGGCGTTGGTAATACCGCAACGCTCCATGAAGCTTCCATGCAAAACCAACGTATCGTGCCTGGACAATCCAAGGTTTCCCTTCAAAGCATTAACCCTGTCAACAAGGATAAATTCTTGCCGTATCAAGTTGGTTCACACGTTACAAACTGGGCGGAATCAGGAATGCGAAATGCTCGTTTTAAGGATTTGCTGGATCAATACGGGGTGAATGTTATCGGGCATAATGAGGACGGTTCAAGGATATTTGGCGGTAAAGGGGCGGAAATGGCAGCACAAGGCGTTCGTGATACACATTACGATTACAACCCGAAAACAGCGAATACGCCATTTGAACAACATTTACGCAACTACTATTTGCCGTTTTATAACTTCTCCCGTCAAAACTTACCTGCAATGACGAAATTCGCGGTGAAAAATCCAGGAAAAATCATTGCAATGGATAAAGCAAAGAATGCATTTGAAAACTTTGTTGGACAAGTAGACGGGCAAGACCCACGAAACGACCCAAGTCAATCACGGGCAATTTCGGATAAGAACGGCATCTATATTGGCAAGGATAAAGACGGGAATCCACGTTATTTTAATGTGAACTGGTCTCCACTTACTGACGTGAAAGAATCTATTAACAATCCCGTATTAAAACTCGAAAATATGTTAGGACCAAATATTAAGATTCCCGCAGACTTAACACTTGATCACCAAATCGGCGGAATCAATAAGGACTTAACAGGAACGTATAAGCCAAACTTTGTAGATGCAAACAACACAGACTTTGCGAATACAAAACTCGGTCAACTTCTGGGCTATTCGGTTGAAAAGGATTCAAAAGGAAATAGCAAATTGGTTCAATCGAATCGTGCTCAACAACTTCTTTCTGATTTGATTCCACACTATGCTTCCGTTGCACAGTTGTCGGATAAATCGGGCGGATTTGAGGATATCGGGAAACAAGGTGCAATCGACAACATTTTAAGCAACACAATTGGGATTGGTAACAAGACCTATGATGTGAAAAGTATCTTGAAATCACAAGATTACAATACATCTATTGCCAATCAAAAGGCGTGGAATGATTTCATCTTGAAAAATCCAACCGCTGCGAAGCAATTCCAAGCGGAACAAGATGCGAAGAAGCCTGCTCATACAGCATATCAAGCAGATGCTGAATTTAAGAAAATGTACGATGAATACAAGTACCTTGATAACAAGATTTCAAGCAAAGGCGAAACATACACGTACTTTGACGGTCAAGCTAAAATCACAAAGTCGCGTGCTACGGACCAAATCATCAGTTATGAACCAGCTAAAGCACCTAAGACAGCGGCACAAGAAAACTTCTTTGCCAAACAACAACAAGAAGCTGCTGCAAACTTGGCAGAACATGAAAAACTTATGGCTCAATATGCGTACTTAAAACAAAATGGCCTTCCAAGTCGTAAGTCGTATTACGAGAAATATGGCATTATGGATCAATACAAATAAGGGGGAATTTTAAATGAAAATTAATTATGTATCTCTTGCTGTTGGTGTGTTAGGTGCAGGAAAACTTATTGCACAAAGTATTTTTGGTGTGGAAATTCCAGACGAAGTTATCAATAACATTGTAAACGGCATTTCGGCTGTTGTTTCCATTGTTGCAATCTTCCACGACCACAAAGTAGACGGTAGCAAGTAATGAGTTGGGAAATGCTCAACCCTTTGATTATAGCACTCACAGGATTTGTGAGTGCTATCTTAGGGTTTATGATGAAGAACAAAAACGCTCTTCAAAAACAATTGGATTCTACCATTGAACGCATTACAAGATTAGAGGATAAAAACTATGAACTCTTGGAAAAAATGGGGGAACTGAAAGCCGAAAACAGCCAATTGCGAGAAGAAAATAAATACCTTCGTCAAGAAATTAAAGAATTGCAAGAAAAACAAATAAAGGGGGAATAAATGTGTCAGTTTATCAATATCCAACAATCAATCGAATCATTCCTGATGTTCCAAAAAACGGGTACCGCCATGGCGTTGGCGAATATGAAGGTGTTGTGGTTCACTTCACCGATAACTACACAAGCACCGTAAACGGCGAAATTGCATATATGACCTCAAACTGGCGTAATGCATTTGTGCATGGATTTGTTTCAGGGTCAAACTTCTATCAAACAGCAGATACGAATTATTCCTGCTGGGGTTGTGGTCCTGTTGGAAATCCTCGCTTCGTTCAATTTGAAATTTGCGTATCACACACGCAAGAAGATTTTAATCAAACCATTGATGTTGCAGCAGAAAAGGCAGCACGCTTCTTGGCTGCTAAGAAATTAGGCGTTAAAAAGGCTTCTGAAGTCGGAGCGGCAGGAACTCTTTGGGCACATTATGATGTATCTCATATTTTAGGCGGAAGTGATCATGAGGACCCAATCGACTATTTCGCAAAATGGGGTTTAACATGGAATGCATTCTGTGCAAAAGTTGAAACGTACTACAACGGCATCCTTGGAATTAACCAGCCAGCACCTGTAAAAACGCATCTTCCTCTACCTACTGGCATTATCCGTCAAGGTAATAAAGGTGATAACGTAAAACAGCTGCAAACTGCCCTTAATTCTATTGGATATCCGTGCACAGCGGACGGTGATTTCGGACCGAAAACAAAAGCTGCACTTGTTGCCTTTCAAAAGAATGTATCCATTTCCGCAGACGGCATTTATGGACCTACAACGCGAGCTTATATGCTTAAATACGTATAAAAAAACGGCCATTATTGGCCGTTTTTCTTTGCGATCAATTTGCGTAATTTCTTCAATCCATTAAAACGCTGCTTATTTACCGCTCCTTCTGTAATTCCTAATTCTTCCGAAATTGCCCGTACTTTGATTTGGTCAATATAAATCATTTTAATGATTTCTTGTTGTTTTGGCGTTAATTGATGTATGAGTGCCAGTAAATCTTCGCTTATAAAATCGCTTGGTGGTGCAATTTCTTCGTTTTCAATGAATTCAATGTTTTTATCGACCATGTGTTGTTTTTGGCGTATTACTTTTTGAATGTAATTGTGGCAGAACCAACCTAATTTCTCTTTTATGTAGTAATCGAAATGAACCTTTCCTTCGCGGTTGAAATCTTGCAAAAGTTGAATAAAATGTGCTTGCAACTCTGCTAATAGTTCATCTTCTTCTTCATAGGTTAGCACTACTTGATACGTGCTTTTTGATTCTTTTTTGATTGGATTTTTCACAAGGTTTAAAAACAACGGATGAAACTTATCCAACATACCTAAAATATCATCAAAATCGTGCGAATTTGCCATTTTCTACTCTCCCCCTTTTGGATTGTATTTTGTAATTTCTAACGTTGTAAATTCGTCCTCAATTGAATCAACATACACAATTTTTGCTTGAATGCTTTTAATCAATCTATCATCTGTCCATATGCCAATAAATCCGACTTTGTATTTTTTCGGTAGTTTTGGATCTTCTTTGTTGAGTGAATCGAGCATTTTTATTCGGTTATCAAGGTCCGATTTATCGTGCGATTCGATGATGCCTATTACAAGTGAAACATTACATGGAAAGTCGATTTGATTTTCCATGTAATGTTTGTAGTTTTGGTGGATGTATGACCGTATTTTATGGTAGAATGTTTTGGTCGATACAGGTGAATAAACGGCGAATGTCTTAGGATTTACCCGTTCACGTTCTTTTTCGGGTATTGGGAAGGGAAAGTTATACGTTATCTTCATCATCTTTTTCTATCTTCTCCTTTAGCATATTGACTAAATCTTCAAAATCAGGGTTTATCATCGCAAGACGAATAAATAAATCTCCAAACATCGAAATAAGCACTCCGATACAAACAACAGAAAAGGAAAGAATCAATCCGACATAAAAAATAATATTTGTTGCAACAGTCAGACACTTATGCCAAAACTTCATTTTCATCATTCCCCTCTGTGAGAACCGCTTTTGCAAATTCCCAAATGCCAGGCTTGAAATCTTCTTTGAAATAAACCGAATTACAACAGCGGCAACGAATGCCTTCTAACGAATGACCGAAATAAACCATATTTGTATTTCTTGCATCGCTGCAGCACTCTTGCAATTTTTTTCTCATCACATTACCCCCTCTGTTTGTTCGTATTCTATCTTTTTTAATTCTTTCATTTTCTGATAATACATTTCACGAAGTTCTATCATTTCTTCTGATAGTCCGCTTCTTCCTACACGGGATCGTTTTAATTCTACGAATTCAAGTGCAAGTTCTGCTTCTTCTTTCTTTGTAATCATGTATGGAAGAACAACATTTAGAATCGTTTCCGCTTGATTGGCGGAAAATACAACTTTCCAGGCTTGTTTATGATGCTTTGCTTTATTTCGTTTAACCGCTCTCATGGAACCAATGCCAAACATATTATGTAATCGTTCAATGGTTGGTTTATGGGTCATGACGATTTCAAGTTCTAAGGAATGAATCACGCTTTTCTTTGTTTTGGATTTTTTAATAAAAATACTTCCTTCAGAATCCAATACTCCTGAGAAATACACAACATCTCTTTCTGGTATAATTTTAAACAAATCATATTCCCCCTATTTTTGATTTTGTTTTTTACCGAAATAATCTTGTTTTTCTCTATTACTTTTTTGTTATCGGCAAAAAACAAAAAAACTTTAGGAAATAATTGCAAGAAAAAGAAAAAAACCCTCTCTTTTACGAGTGGGTCTTATTATAACAGTATTTGCATTCCCCGCAGCCGCCGCATTTCTTCTTATCAAGTCGGAGTTGCTTTTTATCTTTTTTTGATTTATTGATCGCTTTTTGTTTTGCTTCTTTTCGTTCGAGTTTCTCATATTGTTCTTCCCAATTCATTTGTTTTCTCCCCTTATGGTTATGTAAAAAGCAAACCGAAGTTTGCTTTTATTCCATTGTCAGACTATTGTTATAATCCTCTATCATCTCTTGTAAATCGTCATAACGATAACGTGTTACAGGTTGTTTAACGATTGGATTTTCTTCACATTCGCTGCGAACTTGCATGGCAATAATTCGTAGATACGCTTCTTGCTTTGCTCTTTTGTACGCACTCAAATCAATAATCTTTTCTTCTCTTTGTATACTCATAATTGTTTTTATCCCCTTTCGTTTTATCCCTTAGGACACTTCCAATATAGCACCTATTTTCAAAAAGTGGGAGAAAAAAACAATCTTTTTTTTATAAATGAACCCGCTCTGTGCATCGAGCGGGTTCTACGAGTTTAAATTAAAATGATTAGTTTGTATATGCACCTACCTCTTTATTTTACTCTATAAAGCTATCATGTTCAATAGGCTCGAACATATCAATTTCCGATTCTTCCATTTCCTCGGAATCTCTTAAAAATCCAAAATTAAAATCTTCCTCGGACCCGCTTGCAAATCCTTTTTCCTCTAATTCCTGCTCGTTCATATGCCCAACAAACTCGAGGATGCCCTCTTGGTTTTTCTCGAAAACTGGTTTTTTATAGCCTTTTAACCATTCAGGTAGAATTTCGAATTTCTCTTTTAATTCGTCCTTCATTTCAATTTTATAATCCCCGATTCGGCCTTTGGATTTAAAGAATGGTGCACGAATCAATTGATCGGGTTGGTCATTTCGATTCTTCCGCAGAAACAAATTAATCTTTTCTCCCTCAAAAGTTGGCTTATCGTCTTCAGGTTCAGGGTCGCGAAACACAATTACTTCAAGGGCCGTATCGTTTAATAGTTGTTTGGCGTAACGCAAACGGGCTTCTTTATGGTCCTTTTCGGTCTTTGCTTGTTTTCCGTTCTCGGCTGTAACTTGGGAGAGCATGATAAGGGCAACTTCTTTTACTTCTTTTAGAGCTTCTGTAATCACGCGGCTTGCCTTATTCCATGCTCCCGCTCCTTGGGTGACATCATCTACGCCTAAGGCGGTGAAATAATCGACCCAAATGACGTCATACTTTCCTTTTGCTTGACGAATCTTCTTTGCGAGTTTTTGCGGCGTATACGCGGATTCATCAATCATTAAATTCGGTACAATTTGGGCGAGCTTAAGGGCAGCTGCTTTTCTTGTTTCCATGTCTTCAGGTTTGATGTTGAAGTTTCTCCAATCAGAAATCGTTCCGCCAGCGATCAATGCAAGATATTGTTGCACCAAATACTCACCTGTCAATTCCAAGGATATAACCAGCACGCGTAAGCCTTGTCCTCCGTGTTCTTTTGAGAGTGCTTGCAACAAAGATGAATTTTTCATGAAGGTTGATTTTCCGTGTCCTGAATCCCCCGCAACAACAGAAGGCAACCCCCGATATGCCCCTCCGCCGACCTTATCGTCTAACCAACTAAACCCGAAGGAAACAGGTGGCCGCACATTTTCCACGTTGTAAATGTCAGGAATCCATTCAGACAAACTCTTTTCTTCATCTTGCGTATACATGCTTTCTATTTCTTGCAGCTTTTCAAGCATTGCTTGGGCCAATTGTGGTTTTTTGTTCGGGTCCTTTTCGCCTTTAATGCGTTTTAGGAATTCTTGCGTGATGTTTTCTCGGATTTTCTCTTGCTTCTCTAAGAGAAGATTTTTCAGGTATAGCTCGGCATTGCCTGGATTATGTGGCGTAGAAAGATGTGGTAGGATTTTATCGGCCATTGATTCGGGAAGAAAGTCGGTTGGTAGGTTTTGCAGGTTTAAACTGTGTTGTTTTTGCACGGCCAAATACAGGCTTTTTTCGCCTTCAGAAGTAAAATCATTCACATTTACCTTAAACGAAACCAATTCTTCAAAAATGGACCGATTCTTTGCACATTCTACTAACAATTTTATATAACTCATAGTGTAATTAGCCCCCTTTTAATTGTCCAAGTTGATCGTGCTTTTTTTCTTTTGTCGAAATTGCGAATCTTCAAATTCAAAATAGTCCGTAATGCCCTCTTGGAACGTTACATCAAATAGGCGTTTATCTTGTTTGTAGCGTTGGCGGAGTGTTTCGGGCTTATAATTGGCCGTTATCACTAAAACACCCTCATGCTTTTGAAACTCACGTAATAAATTATTGTATTCGGTTAGTAGCATATCAAGGCGATTGTCTTCTACTTCTCCGTTTGCATTCATTTTCACATGCGATAATTCTGCACCGATATCGTCAATTATCAAAAGGCGTGTATCAATATTCCTAACTTTGTCAAAAATAGCCTTAAGGTCTTGTTTGTTGGTGCTGAAGTCAAAGACCGCATTGAAGAATCGTCTGGCGGGCAAATAAAATCCTAGACCCTCTCCTTGATATTTGCCCGCTACTTCAATTAAAAGGCTTGACGCGAATTGACTTTTTCCCGAGCCCGTATTGCCGTATAGATAAAGCTTTTTTTGTTCAGCTGCTAAGGTTGGGAAATTCTTTGTTATTTTTGCTGCCAATGTCTTATAAGATTGGATGCTTCCTGTTGTTGCATTTTTTACTCGTGGATCAATTGGAAGTTTTGAAAATGAAATCATCATTTCAGGTTCGCCCTTTGCGTATTCATACGCTTTTAAAATGGCATTGTATAAAACGCAGCGACATTCTCCAATTGTTGCACCATTTTCAACAATCCAGCCGTCAATGCAATTTTTAATTTTTAAAACACATGTATGATTCATTATTGGATTCCCCCTTTAAAAGTTTCCTAAGTCTTCATCAATGCTTCGCATAGATTGGGCTTTAGGTTTTTGATATGTGGTGAACGTCTTGCCGTTTTTCTCCATGTTCTCCTGTTGATATTTCATACGATTGAGCTTGTCCATTTCGTTGATTTTTTGAACATATGGACGAATGTCTACAAAGGTTTTAATGTCTTTGTTTTCTCTTGCTAATAAAATAGCTCTTGTTACAATCGCAGGTTGGTTTGGAATCAGTTGGTTTTCCATTTCTTTTATATCTTCTATCGAAGGTAATGTTTTGAATTCTTCTATGTAAGATAACATAACCTTTGCTAAGCTCTGCCGTGTTGTCTTTTCTACGAATCCTTTCCACAGCTTCTTTGCATTTCGATTCTTTGAAAGTAAACCCCAAAGAATAAGACAAACTGGTTCTGAAGGCGTGATCATGTTTCTTTCGATTTTGTCATTTACAACAAAGGTCAAAACCTGCTTTTGAATAAGGTCAAAAGATAAAGAAGCAAAGATGCCTTTATTGAACTCTTGGAGAATGTTTTTTAGTTCTGTCATGAGTGCTGTGCACGATATGGCAATATTATTCTTTAGAATAATATTTATATTAGTAAAATCATTATTTAGTAGAACCGCGTTTTCCAGAACTGCCTTTTGGAGTTCTGGCTCCATTTCCTTGTGAAATGGATTTTGTGAAGGCGTTTCATAAAGTGTTCTCGTCCACTCTTTAATGACCCCTTTTTCGCGTTTTGTTTCCAAATGCATATAACCATAATGAACAAGTTCTTTTATCGCAGAATTAACCGCCTTTTCTCCGTCAGGTGATGCGTTGATTAACTCTTGCATCACAATGTTCCAGTCGTCAGGTTTACAAAGCAAATACGACAGAACACCTCTTGCACGAAATGAAAGTCTTTTGTCTTCCAAACCTGATTTGTTAATCATGACATACGGATTCTTTTTGTCTTTAATCGTTCTTATGATATTACTCACAATTGGACCCCCTTTTATTGGTTGCTTATTTTACTTCGGCAGAACTTAAAATTTCTTTAATACTTTTTTCAATGAATTCTTGAATCGTTAGATCGTTTTGAATACAAAATGTTTTCATTTCCTTTATAACCTTTTCATCAAGTCTTACATTTAACTGTTTTATCACGTTGACCACTCCTTTTTATGTGCTACATATCTATAATTATATACTTTCTGTCAAACTCCTTTCAATATGCTTTAAAAATATTTATTTTTTTCGTGAGTATTGCCTTCTCGCTTCCAATATGGTATCATTTTAGTAACTCATAATTGTACCCCAATTCTTTGCCTTCCGAATGATTTCGGAGGGCTTTATTTTGTCTATTTGGTTATACTGTTTTTTATAATTCTCTCTAACATTCACAATAAGCAATAAAAAACCGACTTATTCAGTCGGTAGAATTTTGGCGAATCGTTTATAGCCATTGTATTCGATAATATTTTTTCCTTGAAGGGATCGGATGCATTCATAAATGGTTTGATAGCCAAGATTGCAACCTTCTTCTAATGCTTCCCGAGTAACACCCCAAAGAATTCCGTCTTTGGAGTGCAGCTCGATATATGTATACACTTTAAATTCGTTTCCTGTTAGTTCTTTTAGCAACTCTTGTTTACTCATTGCCGAACAACCCCATTCCGTCAAAAATATCTAATTCCGAAGGGTCGGGCAAGAATTCCTGAACGTTTTCC